CAATTGCTATGACAAGGTCTTTAGTGGTCACACCGCCTTTGTCTTACTGGCTACACTGATTTTTTGGAGACAGGGAATCATTAGTCCCGCATTCTTCTACTTTATTAATCTACTCAATATGGCTATAATTGTCTTAACCAGGTCGCACTATACTGTAGATGTTATCCTCGCAGTTGTGATTACATATCTAGTCTATGACGGCGATTACCATGTCTTTACCGATTTTTTTAAGGCTGGTAAATAGGATGGAGGGTCGTAAAATACCCAGGATTACACACCAAATTTGGCTACAGGGTTGGAATGCGCTGCCGCCAAAATTTGCCGAGAATGTCAATAGTTTGAGGACCTTAAATCCAGGATACACCCATATGGTGTGGGATGAAGCGAGTCTTCGTGATGAATGTAGAAAACTCTTTCCAGCCGTGCTTGCAAAGTTTGACTCGTTACCGTATCTTGTTCAAAAGGTGGACTTTGGTCGTCTTGTTATACTCTATGCATATGGAGGTATCACTGTCGATACCGATATGAAATCTCTGAAAGCCATTGATACAACTCCGAAGATTGATACGGCTGAACTTATCGTGAGTCTCTCGGCCTTTCCAGGAAATATGATAGGACAGACAAATAATGCAATTGTCTTGGCTAAACCTCATCATCTGCTCATTCTAGAACTCATTACCCGAATGACGAATTCAACTTTAAAGGAGGGAGATTTCTTAACAAAGGAACTCTATCTTAATGGAACCACAGGCCCTAGTGTTCAGAATGCATTCTTTTATGAACATAAGGGGGACATTATCTTTTTAGATAATACCTATTATGAACCGTGTTTCTCAGTCGACCCTGTCTGTAAGCCTTCACATGATTCCATTATGGACCATAAACATGAAATGTCTTGGATGTCAGACTGGATGAAGATAGTCTGTAAGATTCTGATTGGACTTTTTTATGTGACACTTTGTGTAGTTCCACTCACGCTTATTTACTGGGGATATGTACGGTTTGTAGGTAAAAAACGAATCTTTCCTAGTAGATAGACATGGAATTTACATTTCGCTGGGTTCCTACACCTGGGCAAAACAATACATTTGTAACAAATAATAATTCACAAATACGTGCATTTGTTGATGAAACGCAACAAGATCCATTTGATTCTCCACTCTATATGTGTGTTCCGCCCATAACTTTTGCAGGCGGTAATGCAGATGTTCTTTCACTTTATGATTTTGCAAAGACTATTGCAACATGTGGGCTAGTAACTACAGTACAAAACCCAGGAATTAATTATAATGGAAATGGACTAAGTACAGGAGGAAGCCTTACATTAAATGGGAATCCATGTGGAAATTATGAATATAATGTTCTTCCTGGTGGAACAATATTAACCCAAGCAGATGTAGCATCTCTCTTTAGTGATCGTCATGATGTTGCATCATTTATTGTAGCAAAGGGTGATTTAACTATAGATTCAAACACTTTTCTTATTCCAACTGTAAATCCAAACTATACACCGCCAAATAAAACAGTTTATAATTTTCCACCGGATCCTGATGTTAAACGAAGACTTTTTATGGTAATCTATGTAACTGGTAATTTAGTTTTTACAGATGGTTCATCTTATATTTCGATGACAGCATGTGGAGCAAATACAAGCCCTACAGGTGCTAATATTGCATCATTTGATATACCAATTTCCTCTGATCCATTATATTTTACTAGTACTGGTCAACCTGTGACTCCATATATTGCAGCAGTAGGTGCTCTAGGTGGTTCGGCAAGTGATGAAATATATGGATATACAGGTAATAATGGTGGTTCTGATTTTACTGGTACTGTATTAAAAACAGGTGGAGGTGGTAGTGGAAATAAACTTGGAACAGTTCCAACCAGAGTAAGTGGTGCAGGAGGAAATGGGTCTTCATTTTCAGGTGGTACGGGCGGTGGTTCAGCAACGGATAATTTTAGAACTTTAGCAACGGCTGGTTCTTCACTCGGTGGAGCAGGAGGTAATGGAAGTGCAGTTCAGAATGATGCTGCTTGCGGTGGAACAGGTAATCCTGGTGGAACAGCGGGAGGTGGAGGTACCGGCCTTACAGGAACAGGTGGAATAGTTATTGTTATATGTGAAGGTACGATTACTTCAAATGGTGGACAAATATTAGCATTTGGAGTAAGTGGAGAAAACTATTTAAATACCTTGACAAGTAATTATTCTTGTGGAGGATGCTCGGGTGGAGGTATTATTGTAACAGTGCAATCTTCAAGTACTGCTTTTTTTCCACAAATGTATGCTGATGGAGGTACCAGTAGTGTAAATGGTGGGCCAGGTGGATACGGATGTAGTATTGGGTATGGTATTAATGGTTAATTTACTGTATACATTAAATAAATTATATCTACATTAGTAGAGATAAATGGCATATTTTCAAATTAAATGGACCCAAACGGGTGGTGGAAATCCGTTTGACAATGGTGGAAATACGCTCACACAAACGCAAACAACGGGTGCTTTCAGTAGCCCATTAAAACTAACCGAAAAGATAATTCCTTATCCACCGCCAGCAATTGTATTCACTATACCCGCTGTGAATGTAGCACCGCAAGTAGTAACATTTACATGGACTCCTTCTCCAATACCGACACCATATGAAAAAAATGCACTTGTCTATACATACAGAGTGTATGATAATGATACAAATACACTTATGACAACTGCACAAACAACAACTACAACTGGGACATTCACCCTTCCGAGCACATCAATTCTTTTTACAACAGCACAAACATATATAACAGCAAATATAAACTACATAGGTCATTATTTTTATTCAAAAATTACAACAACAGGAGGTGGAGGTACATCAGATCCAAACGCCTCTTCTCTTTCAAGATTTTACCCTGAAATTATGATCGCTGGAACAGTAGTTAGTTTAAGTATTACTATTTCAGCAGGTGTTGTGACAATTGTTGCAGGGATGACTTTCCTTTCAAATCCTTTTGATATAGGTGTTGCGCAAGTAAATCTTGCTCTTCAGTCATCTACTACAAGTGGTGGATCATATTCACTCACTGATAACTATGACACACAAACAACATTTGGATCAAATACACCTGGACAATATACATTTGATTATACTGTGAACTATGGAGTTCAAGCAGGCAAATACTACAAGATCTACTCAGTTCAAACTGCATCTGATGGATCTAAACTTCCTTCTTATTTATCAACGTGGAATGCAACACCCTTTTTTTATAATCCTACAATGCCAACACCTACTTTAATTGAATACAGTGATAATCAAAGTTCATACTTCACTTCTCGAACTATAATAAATGTAATATCTTTTAAATTAACTCCTGGAGCCAATCCACCTGTACTTGCTTCAGAAACATATTTTACTTGGACATTATATACATCAGCAACACAGGGTGGAACTTATACGGCAACAAGTTCAACAGATAGTTTTGTAGATAGTGGCCAAGCAACAACAACATATAATCCAGATAATAATATAACATTTAGTCCCTCACCTCCATATGCGACATGGTGTAAATTATATGTAGTTGCAACAAGTGCAAATATAATAACCTCAAGTGCTCTTATATCAGATGCATTTTTAAGTCCAAGTATAATTAGCACACCAATTATAATATTATTTAGCATTAGTTCAAGTACCGAATTTTCTGCTTCATGGAGTATTACAGGGCGACCAGCTGCAGATGGTTGGGAATACTATATTTATGAATCTACCACACAAACTGGATCATATAATCTCTATGATACATTTGCACTTGCATATACTAATTCAACTGTTAATACATTTACTACAACATTAAATGGTGGTAATGCATTTACAAGTGGCTATTGGTATAAGTTATATGTAATAGGAACATCAGTCGGTGGAGGCGTATTGCCATCAAATACTGGAATCTCATCTGCAGTCCAAGCATCTTAAACACTTCAAACGACCCTCTAAATAGAATGGCATCTAGGCCTCGCGGCGATATAACAACCCTAATCGATTTGGCTACCCGTGATAGTCAAGACGATTATTTCACGCCGCTCAACTCTGAGACAACCTGGTTTGCACGCGATCAGGAGCGACGCAATCGCCCCTTTGTTCCCGCCGTGCAGTCATTTGCCTTTCGTGGTCCCGCGGCCTTTGGTCAACGCTTCTCCTTTGATGTCGGCTCCATCGCGTGTGGTGATCTTCTCTTTGGAGTCTTTCTGCAAGTGAAACTTGGCCACTGGTTTGACCCGACGACTGTTCTCCGTATCCTGTCTGGACGCTACCAATATGTGGATCCAAGCGGCGCCTGGTTCTATGCGAACTCGATCGGCACTGTCTTAGTCCAGAAGGCGGAACTCGAAATTGAAGACCAGATTATTGAAACAATTGACGGCGATTTTACCTTTACAGCAGGCCGTGTAATGGTCGATACGAATGCACAAGTTGGAATCAATGTAGATGGTACTGGATTCTCAAATCTCGCTCGCTTGAAGTCATGGAATCCAAATCGTGTCTTTCCCACGGAAGGAGGAAAACTCATGATACCTTTAAATTTCTTCTTCAGCCGTGCGAAACTCAAGGAGGCCTTTCCACTCATTGCGTGCCGTGAAGGAACGGTTCGAATCCATATCACCCTACGGCCATTTATAGATTGCGTCAGGGTTGCCAATGGACTCCGCTCCTCCTGTACAAGCACACCACTTGGAGAGACGTTCAGTTTTATTGATAACAGCCTTCCCTTCCGACCCACGATTCAAATCACGGCCGCAGCCGATGCACCCGCTTTTGAAGATTTCAAATTAGTCACCTATGGAGCCTATGTAAGTGGGCTGGTGCGTGAACGTATGCTGTATACACCGTTTGAAATGCTCTATCGTGGAGTCCAAACATTCACCTTTTCCGAGCCTATGAAATATTTAGTGAACAAATCGGCAGGCGACACAATTACTGTACAGTTGCCGTTGGAGGCAAATCATCCTATGGAGGAGATTATCTGGTTTGTTCGGCGCAAGGCGGCCATTATTGAAAACAATGAATGGACGAACTACACATCTGTAATTAGTGCTGAGTATGATCCCACATTCAATCCACCGAAGCCGTTTGTGGTCTCTGCAATTCTACAAGTTAATGGAATTGAACTGATTCGTGCAGAAGAGGAGTACTTCCGTCAACTCTTGAGCCGGCATCATCTTGGAGGCATCACGTCCTATAGTTCATATGTCTATGGCTATCCAATTGCGAGAAAACCATCCGATCATCAGCCGAGTGGAACCCTCAATGCATCACGAGCGCAGAGCGTGCGCTTGACGCTCACAGTGAGTCCGCCTGGTGGAGCATACAATCAAGAATGGGAAGTAGTTGTCTACGTCCTTGGCCTACGTTGGCTCCGTTTCGAGAATGGCATTGGCAATCAGATGTTTGATAGTTAAGTAGGCAAAAATTTGAAATTGTATATTGGCCCAATAGTTTGTATCACAAAATGGCCACTCCTCGTCGTTTCAACAAGTATCCAAATCGTGTTGAGAAGGAGCCAAAATGTGCACATACCTTTGCAAAGACTCTCTTTGAAAATGAAGGTGCAAAGTTTGAGAATAACTCTCTTACAAACTCAGGTTGGGCGCATATTCATGTCGCCTTTATCGTAAAGCGTGGTAAGATTCTTGCAGAGGCCTGTAATCAGTTCGGTGCTCGTCACATGGGATGTGGATATTCTGACTGGAGTATTCATGCTGAACGTGCAGTCGTGAAGAAGATTGGTAATACTGACTTGCTTCGTGGAGCCGACATGTATGTCTTTCGCATGGGTCGCACACCACAGAGTCGATTCTCACAGCCGTGTCAGTCATGTGAGGTCTTCTTGAAGAAGTGTATGAAGGAATATGGCCTGCGGTTTGTCTTCTATTCTATCTAACGGGCTCATAGATAGATGGTCGCGGCGCTCCTCAAAATCCTACAGTCTGGAATTCAAGATGTGCGACTCCTGGCCCCAAAGGGTCAGCCAAAACTCGATTTTTTCAAGAAGGTTTTTATCAAGGCGGGCAGATTTACAACGCAGTGGTCAAGAATTGATTTCGACCAAATTCCGGATTTTGGAAAGTCGGCGACCATCACATTGCCACGACAGGGGCATTTAATTAGTCGTCTGTATCTGGTTGTGAATCTGCCCGATATTGTAGGTACGCAACTCGCTGCTCAGGCCGCTGCCACTGCCGCTGGACAGACTTTACTAGGTCCGACCTTCGGCTGGACAAATTCTCTCGGCCATGTGCTTGTCAGCAGTGCACAGATTGATATTGGAGGAAGTCGCACAGAAGTGCTTGATTCACAGTTACTTGAAGTGATGGATGAGTTTCGCACGCCTCTGGAGAAAGTTACATCGGTCAATCGACTCATAGAACGGTATGACAACGGCTTTACCAAGAGAACAATTGGTTGGGACCCGCGGAAGCGCCCTGCACAAGTGGCCGTGCCACTGCCCTTCTGGTTCAGCCGAGGGGATGCTGGAGCCTTTTTGCCAATCGATGCAATCAGTACAGATGCCGTGCGGCTCACGATTAACTTTGCGCCTATTGCAGATACTTATGTAAGTGATGTGATAACGGATCCGACAATTGCACTTCAGAGAGGAAAGGTCTATCCGCCCATTCTAGGCTCACCGTTTTATGTGGCAAATCCTGCAGGTACATTTACGTATGGTGGACAAGCGGCGTCGATTCTACCTGGAATCACTATGCCCCTTATACAATCACTTGGAGATACATACTTAATGGCAGAATATATTTATCTTGACAAGGCCGAAGCGAACCGCTTCCGTCTTGCTGATATTTTATTGCCGGTTCCTCAGCACTATAAGATTGAACCGTATGATACACAGAACTTTCCTAAAGTCTCCGTTCCTCTTCGTATTCCAAACCCTACGCGCGATCTTTTCTTTTATGCAGGGCGATATGAGGCCCCAAGTTATAATGCACCTTTCTTAGCAACTCGTGACCTTAGTGGGGCTGATTGTAGTGTCGCACCTTGGTGGCCAGATGCAAGTGGTCTGAATGCTGCGTATTTTACAGGTGACTATGCACCTGGGTTTAGTACTCGCGATTCAGATCCGATTAGTGATATTGCGTTTATCTATGAAGGTCGACTTGTACGATATGGTACAGAGGTCTCATCACTCTTTCGTACAATTATGCCGAGCATCAATCAGAGAAAATCACCGTGGCTCAATCGATATTATTATAATTTACCGTTTGGTGTCATGAATGGCTTTATGGCACCGAGTCAACCATCTGGCGAGGCTAATCTTGATAAGATTCGACGAATCGACCTGGAACTCACAATGGCTGCTGGTCGTGGCTGCACAACAGGCACGGGTGTAGAGAGATTCTGGATTTATATCTGGGCAGAGACATATAACATCTTTCGTATCTATGGTGGTCGTGCTGCGCTGATGTT